GTAAAACTAGATGTGTAGTTACCCATAAGGGACTTACTAAGCTCAGACATCTCGCGCTTTGGTGCGGACTCTACCCCTTCCTTTACACCTAATATGCTACGTATATCTGCTATAGATGTCGGCTCAGCCTCTTCTAATACAGTTACTTTATTAGGTGGATCATCTTTAAAATTATACGTATCCGGTACTCTAAGAATCCTTGCGGGTTCAAAAACTACTGGGTCGATATAAAAGTTATGAGTCAAACAAAGATCACGTAGTCTGCGTGCAACAGGCTCCCATTCTTCTCGCGTCAACTCCTCAGTTACAGGCCAGTATGCGTGTATACCGCGCCCTGAGTTAACTACAATCGGATCAGGTAATCCTATCTTTTCACAGAAAGCCTTAAGTGCTTCTAGTCCGGTGGCTTGATCGATATACCCATCAGGTCTACCAGTCTCCTCACTAACTACAGCTTTAGCTTCTCCACAATCAATATCTACCCAGAAAGATTTAAGTAAGTGGACGTTATCCTTGGTTCTATTTGCATCAGTTGCAAACTTGGCGACTCCAAAATATACATCCCAATTATCAGCAACAAAATCCTCTACAAGTTTGTCTACCTCCTCCCTAGTTTCAACGAGGTGCTGATCTACTCTCTTTCCTTTTATACCTAATACGCAAAACCACCCAGAGGACGGCTGTACTGTATTAAGTAAGTCCATATGTTCGCTCTCTTATTTGTTTTGATTAATAAAGTTTTTTATAAGCTCTACTTGCGTAGCTCTAGGTGTAGTAACCCCCACAAACCAGTTGTAAATTGTTTGCCTACTAACACCTAGTTGAGAAGCTACCTCGGAGACGGACACACCTATTTTAATACACCGTCTACCAAGGCGAACTCCTAGTAGCTTACGATCAGCTTTCTTATTTAACTCTACTAAACGTATGCTATAACCGTAACTCATTATTCGCTAAGCCAGTCGTCTACTACGTCAGCTACATCTTTCTTAGCTTTTGGCGCAGCTTCCTTCTTCTTGGCAGGGCGAACTTGTGGTTCTTCAACGGAATCATCCTCTGGTTCATCTGAACGCTCAATCTTTGGCTCTTCCTTGGGTAGCTTCTTAACGCCATCGGTTTGCGCTACAGTAATAGAGGTATACATGCTAGCCTCTGGGGTAGCTTGCGCTCGTTGCATTACTTCAAATTCTTCGTCAGTAATGTGGCGAACTGGTGTAAATACAAGCTCCATTGTGTCTGCATTTGCGTCGAACGCTACGTTAGTAACGACATTATCAATAGACTCGCCATTAGCTAGCAAGTACTTTACGTAAGACTCAAATGGATGTGAGTTATTTACACCCTTACCAAACAAAGATTTAGCAGGTATGTTGAGTTGATATACGTCACCACTGGTGTCCCCTGCTAGTAGTACAGCAAGCCTACGTTGATACCTACAAGCACGACCACCGTTCTGACCAGACCCTTTAACATTTTGAGGGCAAGTTAAACATGAAGCACTTTGCTTGTCAGATGCGCCGTCTTCTGGTTTGTCACCCAAATTAGACCAACAGTTAGGTAGTGTCGCTTCTTTGTTAGGGTCAAACTTTTCCTTGTAGTAAATGCGCGATACTTTTTCTAACAAGTTAACAATAACTACATTGATCTCACCACGCACTGCGTTACCAATAACTTCGCCGTTCACTACACGTTTGAAAGTACCGTTGGTATTAGCCTGTATACGTCTAGTAGTACCACCACTAGTCTTCTGCATGAGGGATTTAGATAGCTCACTAAGCTCCCGCTTTGTGCTTACTGCCGCATTTTGATCTTTAAATATTGCAACGTTACCCATGGTTTCTCCTTTTGTTTGCTAGTTTTTGTCTTCTTTCGTTTACTGCTTGAAATACTTCTCCGACAGTTAACTCTATTACTCCGTCACGAGACGGTGCTACTTCTAACGCTCTTTTACGAATCTTCGTAATCGGCTTAGAACTTGTAACCGTTATACATTCCCAGTTGCTTTCTTTTTGCATATTCACTCCCTATCTTTTGGTTGGTTTTCGTACTGATATTTTGTACTCGCTATTTGACTGCAACCCAATCGGCAACTTGTCTGGATTTTCTTCGATAAACTGCCTCATGTTTGTTTGCTGGATACGTGGCTCTAACAAATACATCGCATCGTGATCTTTGATGAACTGATGCATCTGCTCCCAATCACTAGTCCAATACCTAGTGCTCACCCTTCGGGATATTGTCCCTTCTTTAGTCTTAACGCTATCTAAGTTTGACTCATTACAGAACTCCAATAGTTTGGTTGAAATCATGTCCTGTTGCTCTTTGAGATCAGCAACTTCTTCTTTGTACTGTAATTCTTTTTCTTTTATAACATCGCGTATCTTTCTGTACGCGGCTACGTACTTCTCTATCTCTGTGCTCATTTAAAACGCTCCTTATCTAAATAAGACCTCACCCATAAAAGTTCTTTAACAGGCACAGCGCCCAATGCATACAAGCTAGTCTCTGTGTATCGAACACCGTTTTCAGAATTACTTTCTGGCCCAACATACTCAACACCGCCTAAACTAGGTGCGGTGTACGTTGGTACATACAAACGGCTACCTAACTTAAAACAACGAATATACTTTTTAGGTAAAATATCTTTGTCTGTTATAGTGTTTTTAGCGTCAAATTGTTTTCGCTCTTCGAGCGTCATTACCGATTTCATACAAGCTCCTTGTGTCGTAGGAATAAACTAGTATACCAGCTAGTTTAACAATGTCAAACTATTCTTCTGATATTTCTTGTCTATATAAATCAATGATTTGGGAGTGATTCCCTATTTTGCTACGCAACATTGAATACAATCGGTTTTCAACCTCGCTCCCTTGTATATGCACAATAGTCATAGCGTTCTTTTGCCCCGGCCTGTCAATACGTGCGTTAGCCTGTAGGTAAGTTTCTACACTAGTAACTGGTGCATACCAAATGATTGTATTCGCAGCTGTTAAAGTTAAGCCGTGTGATGCGGCTTGTGGTTGAATAATTAAAACTCTTGGGTCTTCTTGAGTTTGAAACTTAGTAATTCTTTCTGATCTTTTATTTAGTGACACCGCACCGTTAATAACGGCACAAGTTATGTTGTTCTTTTCTAGTTGATCTTTTAATAACTCTATGGTGTGCGTGAACGGCACGAAGATAAGAACTTTATGTGATGACTCTTCGATAGCTTCAAGAATTACTTTTATTCTATTAGACACATCGAACTCTACTACTTCTTTGTTATCACTATAAACTGCACCACCGGATATCTGTAGCAGTTTGTTTAAATTAGTTGCGGCGTTTACAGCGGATACTTGTTCTCCACCCGCCTCCATAACCATTAACTTCTTTAGCTTGGCGTAGTATTTCTTTTGTTGTGGAGTAAGCGGTGCATCTCGTTCTACATACGTAACGTCTGGCAAGTCTAAACATTGATCTTTCTCAAAACGTATAGCAGGTTGCAATACTTTATGCACCACATCTTTTGCGTTTGATTTGGGTATCCACTTGAACTGAGATATCTTGTACATTACCTGATCTCTAAACTGCCCAAAGTATTTTGGTGTCTTGTCAGGGTTCACTAGCTTTGCTAGACCAAAAGCATCTACTGGAGATTGAGCCGCTGGCGTACCTGTAAGCATCCAAAGCCATTCTGGTTTAGTGGTTATTCGTTTGAGTATCTTCCAACGATTGGTTTGTGGGTTCTTGTAGGCATTGGCTTCATCGACAACGATTAGATCAAAACCACCTTTCTTTATTTCTTCTTCGACTACAGCTACACCATCAAAGTTAATGATGACAAACTCAGACCCAGCGTTAATTATTTTCTTACGTGTATCAGCTGCACCATGAGCCACACTACAGCTACGGTGCATAGCAAACTTAAACAAGTCCTCTTGCCACGCAGACTTCATAATTGATAGGGGGCAAATGACTAGCACTCGCTTAATAATCCCAAGTTTCATAAGATAATCCGCGCTCCATATTACCGATGCGGTCTTACCTGTACCTTGCTCGTTAAAGCAAAAGGCTTTCTTGTTAAGTGTTAAAAATGATGACGTATCACGTTGATGGTTGTAAGGTTGAAACTTACCTGTCCACTCGTAATCTCTTTTGATAGGTGATGGCACGTTTTGTACGCGCAACTTCGCCAACTCTTGGGACTCTTGAAAGCCCCACTTGATCGCTATATTAAAAATATCCCCCTCCTGACTTATTACCTTGCTGTTTTTAATTCGCTCTGTTACTAACTCTGGACGCCTTGTGCGTATTAATAAAGCTTTATCATTGATTATTTCCACGCCGTTTTCGCTCCCTTGGACTAGTCTCTGATACTAAACCCTTTTTAGAGTTTCGATCAAAGCTACGATTAGCACTGGAGCTAGTAACCCTAGTACCGTCTTTGTTTGTACCACCTTTAGATATAGCCTTGTTATGTGCTACATCTTTGTTGTCGCCTTTCTTTACTGACCCGTTCTTCAGGGCTTTACGTCTTGCTTTGTTACGCATTGCTCGGTTCTTCTTTTGTTCTTCAGTGCCTTGATAGTCCTTGTATTCCTTCTTGTAGTTACGTTTTTTCCTCATGGCGGTGTCCTTATCTAGTATTATGCTCACATGATACCACGGGGCAGAACCTACATAGAGGGCCAGTAACTGCATTCCATACGGCGTTTTGCTCAGCGTTATCTAGCCTATCTAAGCTATCTTCAAATGTATTTAAGTACTTATCCATATGTTCTCTATAATGATTTTTCTTAATTACATCCCCGCTTACTACAAATATCAGAGCAGACTTGATTGTATCTAGTTGAGGGAAGTGTACAAACAACCCACCTGCAACCAAATCTAACTGTTTAGTATCCGCGTACCTTGCATTCTTGCTCGTTTTATAGTCAATCGAATAAGCTGTACTACCATTTATTATCACTACGTCAGCAATACCACGCCACCAAACGTCTTTACCTAAAAACTTACAGGGTTCATACCCATCACCAACCCGTTTAAGCCCCATCTTCATTTCTGTATGCTTCTCACCCTCTTGTTGGGCTATGCGCTCTACTACTTTACGCACATAAGCAAACTTCTCAGGTATCTCAACACCATCTTTTACATAATCTTCACAGGCTTTATGTACTTCTTGCCCGTATATTGTTGCTTCGTTACCAGAATCTTTTACATCTTTTAATACTTTTAAGTGGTAATACTTCTTTGGGCATTGTTCAAACGTTTTGATAGAGGAATACGACCATGCAATTGACATACTTAACCTTGTGATTATTAACCATATTTAGTTATATCATATATTTATGTCATTGTGCGGACTTAGTATGTACCTTATTTTTCCGACTCCTCAATTAGCTTCTCCAAGTAGTGCATGGCTTTGTTTAAGTCCTCAACACCATTTTTATCCCAGCATCGAGCAACATACTTGATGATATTGCCCCGAAGAAAGCCCTTGAACTCTTCCTCAGACATCCACGCCTTCATAGCCTTCCAAGGCTGTAGCCCCATATTCATGTAATGATCCCCGCCCACTTGTCTTTTGTGGCTTGGCGAACCTACCGAACTCTCTAAAGAATCGTAAATTGTTTTGCCGTTCATTTCTTCTTCAGTCATTGTTTGTTTTCCTTTTGTTTATGGCATATCAGGCCAATAATGATTTCCCTTGGTTCTGTTTATCTCTGGTGCAAGTAATTGTAAGTTAACCCATGTGTGCAATCCGCATACCTTCTTAGATTGCAAGGGGACTATGTGATCTACATGAAACCCAAACTCTCGCGCTTTTACGTATATCAAACGCACCTTGTCTCGTTCTTGTTTGTACCACGCAGGGGTAGCCTTTTTGTGTTGCGCCCGTCTTCTGGCGTCTTGAATGTTTAACAGTGCTTTGTTTTCCGCTCGGTATTTTTTTATTTTCTCTATGTTTTCTTCTCGGTATTTTTTAGTTAGAGCTCTTGCTTTCTCTCTGTTTTCCTCTCGGTATTTTTTATGCCTCGCTTTTACTTCCTCTATGTTTCCCTCTCGGTATTTTCTACTATATTCTCTTCGTTCCTCTTTGTTTTTATTGTAGTATTTTCTACTAATTGTATTCAATTCCTCTTTGTTTGCCTTGTTGTATTTTTTACGACGCTTTCGTATGTGCTCTTTGTTTTCCTCTAAGTATTTTTTTATTTT